CGCAATGGCGTGGTGATTCCCTTCCTTCAGGAACTTGATGACCATCGGAGGTGCTGGATTGTGGTCGATCGGAGTCCAGCAGGCGAGGTTGAGTTCCTTGAACGCATCCACGCCGTTGAGTGGCCAGAGGTCAAAGAGGATCACGCCGAAGCCTGGCTCTTCTCCAACCCACGCCTTGATGTTCTCTGGCGCAGCATCGAGCGAGTAGCGAATCAGACCTTCAGGGAAGATCGGATGACCGTGCGCGCAGTTCATCATCACCTGCGCGCCGTGGTTCGCCGTCACTGCGACGTCGTGTCCGTCCTTGACCATCTGGTGAACGACCTGTGCCGTCTGCATCCCATAGCCGGACGGAATGTGGCAAGCGTTTGAGTACCACGCGATGCGGCTCATCTCCTCGTCTCCTCTGCTCCTACTTGTGCTTGGTCAAGCGACCGTGACACGGACGACATACTACCCGAAGCCTGTGCTCTGGCGCTAGTAGGGGTCCGCCTTTGCTGATCGGGTCAAGGTGGTCCACCGTCAGGTTGCGCGTTGTGCCGCAGATCTCACACCACGGACGCTTGCTCCTGATCTGACTGCTCAACTTCTTCCAGGCTGGATCCAGGTATGGATTCGGCTTGCCTTCCTTCCACTTCGCCATCGCTGCTGCGCGATGTGTGGCGCAGCGGTTGCCGACGTTCGTCAGGACGCCGCAGTCAAGGCACGGACGCTGAAAGGTCACGCCTTCGGGAAGTCAGGCAGTGGGATGAAGGGCGCGATCACGCGAGCCAGTTGATCCACGGTTCGCTCGGTTGCGTTCTCGTATTGCGGCTCAAAGACTGCCCAGAGCACCTTGCCCATCGCATCCTCCAGCGCCTCCACCGTCTGATCGAGCCGAGCAGTGACAAGGTGCAGGATCTCGTGGACAAGCACCTCGCGTTGCTGTTCTGCCGTCTGGCGCCAGAAGTCGTGAGAGACGCGCAGTTCCGCAGTGTGGTTCTGCTCGTGCGGGTTGATGTCTGCCCACGCCTCAACGTCCGAGGCTTCACGCGCAATGCTGACCTTCCAGTTGGCAACGTTCAACGCGGCCTGAAGGTCGGCGACATACGCCTCAAGGTCATCAAACCGATCACGCTTCGCTGCCACGGAACCTCCTGCTCTTGGTTGGATGCCTGCCGATGGGAGGACTCCACCGGCAGGCGTCTGCCTAGTCTACGGCTTCCGCCAGACGGTGATGTAGGAGCGGACGATCGGCTGCACGCCCAGGCTGCTGAGCCAGTCGCGCAAGAAGCGGTGCTTGCCACGCTGCTCATCCTTGCAGTCGTCCACAGCAATCAGGCAGCCAGAAGGGAGCCGAGGATAGATGCTGGTCAGTTCGGCAAGGTGATGCGTTGGCGATTCAATGCCATCCGTCAGGTCGTATGAGTCGAGGTAGACAAGATCCAGCAACTCAGTGTGCTGGTACTGGCGCAGCCCGATCACCGAGTCAATGCAGCGCACCTCTGCCTTGCTGACCTTGCTCTTGGCGTACTCAACCGACTGAGGCGAGATGTCAAACGAGACGGCACTCCCGCCGAGTTCCTGCACGAGCCAGTCCCATACCAGTGTGCTCTGGCCGTCGCCATTCCAGTTCTCGCTCTGACGAGCGCAGCCAGTCTCAACGATGTGAACTGGTCTGCCCTTCGCAATCAGTTCCTCAGCCATCAGCCTGAACGCCTCCCACCGGCGCGTCCTGCCAAGCACCTTGTCAAACTGCGCGTCAAAGTCTTGGATGGTCATTCGCTCACCTTGTAGGAATCGCTGCGGCACGTCACCTCAAAGATCAGACCATTGACTTCCTTGACGCTTGCGTCAATGGCGCCGATGAGTCCGCACGCCTTGCACAGCCCGACGATGTCGTCGGACATCGCCTTCACATCAAAGTTGTTCGGGTGGCGTCGGCGTGCCTCCTCCTCGTCAAGTCCGTCCTCGATCATCGCCAGTTGCCCAAAGGTGATTGGATTCTCTTCCCAGCCAAGCACGTGTCCAAGCAGGTCTTGGCTCAAGATGCTGCTGGCGCGGATGGCGCGCTCAATCCACTCGCCTTGCAGTTCGGCGTACTTCTCTTTGGACATCCCGCCGCCACGCTTCTTCGGTGCAACCTTCGCCTTCTTCTCGGCTGGCGTTCTGAATCGGTACAGGTCAAGCGTTCTCCAGCCGTCCTCTGCGATCTCTCCGAACAGCGCGATGAATCGCTGCTCAACATCCTCCGGCACGCGCCGCTCCTCCGCGACATAGGCGTAGCAACTGCGGCGTGAGATCTTGAGCGCCTTCGCAAGTTCCTCAATGCGACCCTGCGATGACTTGTGCGGCCAGGTGTTCTTTGCAACGATCTTCATCCAGTCGCCGCGAATACTGCGAACGGTAAACACTGCCCCTCCCCTCTAGTTGCCTGGTTGGATCTCCTCGATTATGACCTCAACGACGCCAAGATGCAAGCCACGCAGCGCAGCGAACGCGCTCGGCGATAGGTCAATGCTTCGGCTCTTGGCTTTCCACTTGCGCTTCAGGTCATCCTTGCAGCGTTCGCAGTGATCCACGACCAGCACATAGACGCACCGAGTCCTGACATCAGCGCGGCAGACCTTGACGGCGTATGGATCGTCGCCCCACCTGAAGGTTCCGACTGCGGCGTAGAACTTCCAGCCTGCGCGCGTGTAGAACGTGGACTGCTTGCCCTTCGGGTGATAGGTCGCGTCATACCACGACGCCATCCCGCGCACTGGTATGCCGTGCTCGGTTCGGTTCGGAACGCTTGGGTGAACTGCCAGCGCGATTGCCAGCAGGAGGGAGATCATCCCTCTGGCTCCTGATTCGGTGTGACGAACCAATCGCAGAAGTCATCAAGGTCGAGGATGATGACGGCGCGACGGCGACCACCGCCAACGCCTGGGCTGTCTCCAATCACAAGTCCTCGCAACTGATCGCCCTTGACCGGCACGCTCTGAAGCCAGCCCCACTGACGCTCGCTGAACGATCCACCGACTTTGCACTGCACTGCCATCCACTCGTTGGCAACGTCCTGCTTGCCACCGAACTGACCGACGCGCTGACCCTTCAGGCGCTTGGCGATCTCTCGCTCAAACGCATTGCCACGCGCGCGGCTGTTCTTTCCCTTGCGGCTCTTCTCTGGGTCAATCATCTTCTGGATGGCTTGGTCTTTGTAGTAGCCCATCAGACAATCCTCGCCAAGAGCGCGGTGCCGCCGTCGCTGAGCGTGAAGCGGCTTGGCTGCACGATCATCACGCCGTGCTTGACCAGATCCGCGTTCGTCTTGCGGTTGCCGATGCCTTCGTACAGGAAGAACCATCCCTCTGGCGCGATGGCGTCGGCGAAGCGTTGGCTCAGGATGCACCAGACGCGGCCAGAGACGCCTGGCTCATAGCACCACGCATCAGGACCTTCTTGCACGGCAATCACGTGATCGTCAAGGAAGGGAGCCTTGCGCTCGATGCGGTTCACTTCACGCAACTCCGGTGATACCAGGCGAACCGCGTCTGGCGCTTCTTGTCGTTGAAGGTGATCACCTTGACGCGCCACGACTCCTTGAGCGTGTTCAGGACGCCACTGCACGCGCCGCACGAAGTGACGGCGAACACTGGCTCCTTGCGCGGTCCACCACGCTGCGTCTTTACTGCTGCCATAGCACCTGCCTTGTGATCCAGATGATCGTGGCAAGTGCCAAGATCAGGTAGATCGTACCCGCTGCGGCGCTGCCACGTCTAGCGGATTCCTGGAGGCTGACTGCCACAAGGAAGGCAAAGACCAGATGAAACGCAGCGATCATCAGTCCAGCCAACTCAAAGCCGTTCACCGGTCAAACCTGTTCAAGATGCGGACAAGATTCTCAGTTGCCTTCTCGACTGCCTCCTGAACCGTCGTGCCCTTGTAGGTCATCTCGCCGTCCTCGTCGTCAAGAATGACGTGCCACTCCTCGCCAATCTTGATGGCCTCGGCGAATCGGAATCCTGCCTGTGCTGCCAAGATCTCAAGTTCCTTGAACATCAACCCTCCATCGCGTCGGTGATCCGACGATACGCTTCCTCAATGCTGAGGTGCGTCGTGTCGAGGGTAAGGTCAGACGAGGCGTCTGTCCAGCCCCTCTCGGTGATGTCATCTGCTCCGAGCAACTTCCCACCCATACGTGACGCCCTGACCTCTGGGTCAGCCGTCAGTCGGACAACGAACAGGCTCGGATCTACCACGCGGAAGTAGGCAACCTCGCGGTCAAGCCGCACGTCGTCCACGATCACGCCATAGCCGAGGCGCTGAATCTCGTGATAGTCCTGCCTCCAGACCCGCAGCCAGAAGGCTGTATCAACGCGGCGAAGTGCCGCGCCAATGTCCTGCAAGAGTTCACGGCCAGTGATGAGTTGCTTTCCCTCCAGCCGATCAACAATCAACTGCTCATCCTTCGCCAGAGACTCATACGCCAAAGCCGCCACGTGCTTGATCGCGTCGGCGATGCCGTGGCGCTGGTATCCACGATGCTCCTCAAAGAGCGCAGCGATCGAGGTCTTGCCGCTGCCCTGCGGTCCGATCAGTGCGACGCTGCGGCTCACGAGAGCACCATCGCTTCCGTCACTGGCAAGAAGCCGACCACCTTGCGAATCTGGTCGCGGTTCTCAAACTCTGTCGTCGCTGGAAGCAGCCGCTCCTCCCAGATCGGCTCCTTCACTCGATACAGATCCCAGGCGTAGATGCCTCGTGGCGTGCTGTTAATGTACGCCGGACGAGCAGATCGCTTGCCAGCCTCCTCAATGAGCCAGTCGTACTTGACCTGCTCAATCAGCAGTTCAGGGTAGTGAATCTCCCTGCACTTCAACTCCAAGATGAAGTCCACTCGTCCCATCGGCGTCTCGTACCACGCCGTGCAGTCCCAGTGGCTGAATCCGTACTCCATCCGCTCAAGGTGTGGAACCGTCGTCTTCTTCAGATAGTCCAACAGTTCTTGCTCGCTCATCGTGCTCCCCCTCTCAAGATTTCGCCAACAGATTTGATACTCGCGCCGTTAGATAGAGTCTTCTCTTCTCTTATCTTCTCTTCTCTTCTCTTCTCTAGTGCGTGACCGAACCGTGACATAGGCTCTTTTTGAGCACGAGCCTTCTGCTGTCGCTGAGCCGACGTCGGGTCGACTTGCCATCGAGACCAGTTCGAGACGGTCACGAGACCGCCCTGAGACACCTCCAAGAGACCCTCGGCGATGAGTCGAGGCACTGCTCGTCCGAGCCGTGGCCCAATAACCGTTGCAAGGTGCGCTCGGTCGCGGAACTCTCCGCCTTTCCGCATCTCCTTGGCCACCTCAAGGATGGTGATGAACGCGCGGAACTGCGTGTCGGTCAGACTGCTGATGACCGCATCCTTGTGTGCTTGTGCTGACCACTTGATCCAAAGATTCACGTTGTCCTCCTCTGCTTGATGGGAGGTCGGCGTATTCAGCCACCGACCTCCCAGGATGATTTAGAACGGCAGGTCCTCAAGGCTGTCTTCAGGAACTAACTTCGGTGCTGCCGGTGCAGCCGAGTTCTTCGCCACGAACTCGCGGCTCGGCTTGTCCTTGCACCATCCGCCGTCAGGCGTCTTGTGCGAGGCAGCCCAGAATGGGTTGTACGGCTTGCCAGTCGCCTTGCTCACGCCGCCTGGCTTGAGCGTCCAGGCTTCACCGTGGCTGCAGAACTCGCCGCCGACGTTCTCAGCAAAGAGCATTGCAGCCTTCGCTGCGAGGATCGCGTCGTCTGAAGGCGTCCCAGACCCCTCCGTAGAATCAACGGAGATGGGTCTAGGAGCCACGGAGAGGCGCGGAACCTTGCCAAGTGGTACTGGGACACCACCTGACGCCTTTTCTGGGCTGTAAAGGCTCCTGCCCACCCCTAACTGGGCGGCGCAGCGTCGGAGCGCGTCTGAGGCTGCCGACTTCAGCGGCTCGTCGTCCTGCACTGAGTTCGGGTAGCCGAAGTCCTGACGAATCGTGGTCTTGCCCTCGATCACCGCGATCAGTGAACCGTGAACCACTGCGCGTGCAGGGTCGGCCACCTTGACCTCAAACTGCCAGTTCTCAATGCCGAGCACGTCGTCCAGCCGTTGCGCGACTGCACGAGCGTCGGCGTAGGTGAAGGTCATCCCAGCGCGCCCAGGACGATGCTTCAGGTCTTTCTCGTCAAACGGCGCCAGCAGCGCCTCGCTGATTTTCTTGCTCACGATCCCTCCTCTGTCTTGAATCTAAAGACTCGCGCACCAGACTTCTCTGCGGTGTGGCGCTTGACCGCTTCGGCGTAGGTTTCCGGCGCGACTGCTTGCAGCGTCTCTGCAACTTTCTCCCAGTCCGTCTTGACCGTCGCCTTGTTCTGCTTCCAGGTCGCCGACCAGCCGTTGCCGATCAGTCCTGCCTTCTCGCCGATGCCTTCCTTCAGGCTGATGGCGAGATTCTGCAACTCCTGATCGAGCAGCGTTGTCTCGTACTTCTTCTCGGCGTAGAGTTGCGCTACTCGCTCAATGCCAGAGTCAGCCTGATTCCATTCCTCGCTCGTCTGTGGCACGACCGCAGCCAGCGCGTCCGAATCCTCGCCACTCAGCGTTGGTGGCGTCTGCGTTGCGAGCAGGTTGCGGAACTCAACTGCCTTGCGGTAGAGGTTGGTCTGGTATTCCAGATCTGCCTCCACTCGCTCAATGCGGAACACGAGTCCACCGAGCAGCGCCGCCACGTCGCACCACGGTGCGCCGGTCACGAACATCTGCCACTGGACTTGTGCCTCAACCTCTGGCGGCACTGGATACAGGCTCCAGCGCGGTGAGGTGCTCGTCTTGATTTCCACCAAGCCGTCCTCGCCAACGATGGTGCGATCGAGCGACGCCATCACCCACGGCATCTCCTTGAGTCGGACGATGCCGTTGCTGCGGCGCAACTCGCGGCCAGTCTCCATCTCGTAGAACTCAGCCACCGTGTTCTCCAACAGGATGCCGCGAATCGCAGCAGCGCCCACTGGCTCTGGCTCGTACTTGCCCAACTTCTCAGCCCACAGTTGGTACGGCGTCTTGTACGGATTCAGCCCCGCGACGACCGAGACGTCGGTCGCCGTGATGCCGTCAGCCCGAAGCGCAAACCACTCTGGACTGCGCTGCTCTGCCTTCACGAACTCGTACTGCTTGCTCACGCCTTTGCCTCCTTCTGCGCTGCCTTCAACAGCATCCTCGCTTCTTCAAGTCTGAAGCCGCCCTCTGGTCGATAGATGTCCACGAGGCGCTTGTAGTGCCCGACCTTGCACTTCGGACAGAGCCTCTGTCCGAGCCCTGGCTTGACTTCGGTCTGCTGCTTTGCGTCGCAGACCAGACACTTCCACTTGATCACTTGCCCTCCTTCTTGCGGTCTTTCTTTGCAAATCCTTCGCCCTTGTAAACCACCGCTGGTGTCGTGTAGATCATCCGCATCCAGCGGCCACACTTCTCGCAACGCGGGTTGTAGACCTGCGTCATCGAGTGCGTGTGCTCTTCGCGGTGTCCGCAGTCGCCGCAGCGGTACTGGTACGTCGGCATCAGCCAGCGACCACGAACAGCACGACGAGCAACCAGAAGCCGAGGATGCCGATGGCGATGTCAGTCAGCCGTTCAGCGCGCTCGCTCTGTTCACCCAAGAACTGCGTCTTGATGCCAACTCGCTTGTAGACCTTTGGCTCAGTCTTTCTGTTCAGTCTCATCGCATTGACCCCATCGCCAAGAACAGCACCATTGCTGCGATGAACGTTGCGAACGCGAGTGAGTCCAGAATCATTGCCTTCACTTTTTCCCCTCCTTCACTTCATACGATGCCGCAATCTCAGCCCACGTTGCAATCACCGGCAACTGGGATGGGCGCGGCTCTTTCTTTGGACGAACGCCCAACTCAAAGATGAGGGATGGCAGTTCGGTCGAGTTAGGGTCACCCACCACGAAGGTGGCGTGACCCTTGCGCTCGCTGCGATTGACCCAGCCGTGTGTCTGGCTCATCAGCGCACCGGATTTGCTGTGATCAGGCAAGTCTTATGCCAAATCCTCGTCACGAGCGTCAATCGGTCATCATTGCCGTATTCAGTCCTAGCGACGCTGTCGGCGAACCTCACCATCTCTTTGCACGCTGGGCAGTTTGGTCGCTTTGCCTTGCTCATTTTTCCTCCTCATCGGGATCAGCCGTCTGGCTGGTTCCTCCCCGATGTCACGATGGTAGAGCGTGACGTCACGGCTTGTCAAGCCCCTATTTTCGGAGGGTAGTCCCCCAGGCTGGAGGAGGTCAGCCTGGGGGGTCGCTGGCTAGGCCAGCGTCGTCATCGTCCTCGCCTGCAAGGTCCACAACCACCTCTAGGCAGCCTCGGCAGATCGCGTAGGACAGGAGCGCAGAATAGCCCACCGTGAGGCTGACTTCCTGCTCACAGAACTTCCAGATCCGTCCGTGCTCGCCACAGACGGTGCAGATCCCAGTCAGGTCTGGCTTCGGTGCCGGTGGACCCGACAGGAACGGCATCAGCGCAAGCGGATCAGATACTCAGCCGAGACCTCTCCATCGCCGTCAAAGAACATCAGCCACTGCCCAGGCTCGCCAGACGCGCCAACGACCTCCTGCGCGAAGCGGTTGCTCGACTCAAGGCTTGGCGAGCACCACGTGGTGATCTTGCCGTCAGCCAAGACGAGGCGCGCTGGCTGGTGCCAGTGTCCAAACCAGAGATAGTCAAACGGCGCGACGCTTAGACGCCAGCCGCTCGCCTTCTTTGCGACGCCGTACCACGGCATCCCAAGCGTCCCTCGGAACTGGTCGCCGTGGACGATCATCCCGATCTTGTTGCCAGGCAAGGTGAACGTGTCGTACCAGTGCCGACCGCCGACGGTCAGGCTCTCCTTCCACGTCACGCGCTTCTCGGTCTGCACGAGCGAGCGTGCGATGTTGTAGAGAATCGCGTCGCTGTTTGACTCAGGCGAGTGATCGCTGAATCGTCCCAAGCGTCCGTGATTGCCGATGGCGCCGTAGACCTCGACCTTCGGGAAGAGCGCGGCCATCGCTCGCACGAACTGCGCCAGCATCTCTGCACCTCGGAAGATCTGGACGTACAAGCCGCCAGCCTCCACCTCGTATGCCTGCCCAGGGAAGATGTTGCCGTCTGACTCCACGAGGTCGCCAGTCAGCAGGATCTTCACGTCGTCCACTGGATGGTCTTTGCGCTGAATCTCCACGACGCGCTTGACCTTCTCGGCGAGCAACTGCAGCCGCTTTGCCGCAGTGTCAATGTCGTAGTCGGCGCTCTTCTTGCCCAACTGCCAGTCGCTCAGTTGCACGATGGCAACCTCGCGCTTGCCTTTGCGTTTGTCTGGCTTCGGTGCTGGCACGGCAGGGATCTTCATCCCGACCGCCGCATCCTTCGCGGCGCGGTAGACCGCCTCCACGAGTTCCTCGGTCTGCTGCTCTTTCTTTGCCAGTGCTCGCAGCGCACGCCGGTGCGCCGACTTGAGTTCGTTCAGTTCGTCCTCTTGCTGGAACTCCTTGAAGTCCGTCATACTTCCCTCCTGCAATAGCACTCGCCTCTGCGGTGCCGCTTCACGGTCTCAATCCCGACATCAACGTTCTTCTTGTCGAGCCATCGCCAGATTGACGATGTTGCCACTTCAGGCGCCTTGAGAGCGGCACGAAGCCGCTCTAGGTCCTCCGCAGGTAGCGGAGGCGCGAACATCGCGCAGCGCGGACCCCTTCTAACTTTCTCCATAAACCTCCCCCTACAGTGGCGCGACTACTCGCCACGCAGCCAGAGTGAAGCGGTCTCAGCCTTCTGTCAAGCCCCTAACTTGGCGCGATAGACGGCGGCTTCTACGGCGTTGCCGATCGCCTCTTCGTCCAACTTGATGCCACGCTTGGCGCACTCACTTCGGACGAGCGCGAGCGCCGCCTGCTTCTTCTCTTCCCCAGCCTTGCTGCTCAAGGTCTGGTTGATGCTTGCCACGGTCGCCGCCGCAATCTTCTCCAGCATCGCGTACTGCTCGCGGCTGATGTTGGTCTTGATCAGGTTGATGACCTGGTTGGCGAGGTAGCCGAGGGCGCCGATCGCCACTGGCACGAGTGCCACGATCAGCGTGTTGATGAGGTCGCTGTAGAACTGGTCCATCTGCTCCTACTTTCTGTGAACGAGAATCATTGCCGGAGGAGTCGGGAATCCCGCCTCGCCCTTTGAGTCTCGCAGCACCTTGACTTCGGCAGGTGTGGCAGTCCGTCCTGGCTTGCCTTCCTGCATCGTCGGACAAGCATAGACCCAGTGATCCTGATCCCAAGCCAGCACGACGTAGTGGCCGTAGGTGGCGAGTGGCTGCTTCTTCCAGTAGTCGCGCTGCCACTTGGAGCGGAGGTGGTCTGGCACGCTCTTCTGGCTCGCTTGAATGTTCAAGATGAGTGCGGCGCCGTTCTTGACTTGGTTGCTGACCTCGCTCCAGTCATACGCCACGCGCGCGTGCAGTCCAAGAATCTTGCCAGCCTTCGCCAGTTCCTTTGCGCTCGTGCCTTCTGCGCCAGTCGGCGTGTCCACACGCCCCGCATCGGCACAAGCCTTGTGCGCTTGCTTCGTGGTGGTCGGGAGTCCGAGGTAGGTCGCGCAGGTGGCGAGACTTGCAGGTCCGCAGTCGTCCATCGCCTTGACGCCGAGGCGCTCGGCGAGTCCGAGTTGCGAGCGGACGATCAGGCTCACTTCCCTTGACCCTGCATCCAAGCGAGGACGCCGCCAA